AAGCCGTATCACACTGTTTTAGACAAGATCATGGACGGTGTGTACCGTAAAGTCGATATTGGCCTTATTACGGCTACAGATCGTACCTCAGGNGAAGAACAAGACGCAGTAGACGCAGTAAAAGTTATTGAGTATTACGGTCTTGTCCCAGAGTCTATGCTAGACGTAGACTTAGAGGACGACGAAGAGCTTATCGAATTAAACATAGAAACAGAAGACGATGAACTTTTCGATCTGGTAGGAGAAAGACTCGTAGAAGCAATCGTTACTATCGCTAACGACTCCGTTGTGCTCCGAGCTATCCCTAACCCCTTCTGGGGCAACGACCGTCCCTTCGTAGCTTATCAGCACGACACGGTTCCTAACAGCTTCTGGGGCCGTGGAGTCTGTGAGAAAGGGTACAACAGCCAGAAGGCCTTAGACGCTGAGCTACGGGCTCGTATGGACGGATTAGCCCTATCTGTGCATCCGATGATGGCCTTTGATGTCACTCGTATGCCTCGGATGTCTAGTTTTAACGTATCTCCGGGTAAATCTATCCCAACTAACGGGAACCCACGAGAGATCCTTAGTCCGTTTAACTTCGGTCAAGTAGACCCCTCTATCTTTGCCTCTACAGGCGATTTAGAGCGTATGGTACAGGTAGCTACGGGTACTTCTGATCCCTCAGCACCTCTTAACATTGCTCCAAGTAACGCTACCGCCTCTGGTATGTCTATGTCGCTGTCTTCAGCGATTAAGCGTTCTAAGCGTACTCTTAGCAACATCGAGCGTAACTTGGTTAAACCGTTTCTTAAGAAAGCTGCTTGGCGTTTCATGCAGTTTGACGAAGAAAACTTCCCTGTACGGGATATTACGTTTATTACCTACTCGACACTGGGTATTACAGCCAGAGAACTGGAACAGCAACAGCTTATTCAGTTACTACAAACTGTACCGCCTCAGTCACCAGCGTTTATGGTTATGTTGAAAGCTATCTACAGCAACTCTAGCCTCACGAACAAAGAAGAACTCGTAGAAGTTATTGATCAAATGATGCAACCGAACCCAGAAGCAGAACAAATGCAGATGGCTCAGGTTCAGCTTGAACTCGAAAAACTTCAGTCTGAGGTCGAAGAGCGTAGAAGCCGTACAGCTCGTAACCTGTCGGATATCATTAAGACTAACGCAGATATCGAACTTAATCAAGATAAACTCGACACTCAGCTACAGAAAGAGATTCTCGATTTGTTAGCTGCCCGCGCTAATCACCAGCAAAACGGGAGTATGAATGTCCCTGTCCAATGAAGAAACAGAGAAGTTTTACCAAGACCTTTTTTCTTTAACATCTCGACCTGAATGGAGCATTTTTACTGACTACTGCAAAGACCTACTAAAAGCTAAGATCGAAGGGGCTCTAGATATCGAAACGATTGAAGAGCTGAATCGACAAAAAGGCCAAGCAGACGTTCTTAAAATGGTTATCAGCTTTAGAAACGTACTAGAAACCCAGTACCAATTTCTAAAAGACGATCAGGACGATTATGAAGCTATTTGATGTACAGTGCGAATCGTGTGGTCACACTTGGGAAGACATGGCTAACAAAGTCGGAGATGTCTTTAAGTGTACCAAATGCGGCAATCGCGCTAAAACTGTGATTTCCCGTTGCAACTTTAAATTAGACGGGACAGACCCGGGTTTTCCTACTGCTTACGATCAGTGGGCTACCCGGCACGAGCGCATGGGACGGGGCTAAAACCTTTAATTCCATGATTCAATCCACTCCTACAACCCTTTCATTTTATTAAGGCAGGAGGAAGTAAATGAGTAAACTTATGGATCGGCCAGAACTAGCACAGGCAAACGATGACGAAGAGATTGTAAATCTTGATGTAATCGAAGAGGAACTGCAAGAAGAACCTTCTGAAGAACCTCAAAGCCAAGGAACTGATGTACCGGATAAGTTCAAAAATAAGTCTTTTGAAGACGTAGTCGATATGTACCGTAACCTTGAAAAAGAGTACGGTCGTAAAGGCAACGAAATTGGAGAACTTAGAAAGTTAACAGATCAGCTATTAGAGCTAGAAATCCAACAGAAGAAAAACCAGCAACAGCGTTTAACTACCAAGGAAGAGGAAGTCCTGTCAGACGACGAATGGTTCTCCTCACCCAAGAAGGCTACCGATAAGTACCTCCAGAGCTCTAGTTTAGCTCAAGAGGTCAATCAGCTTAAAGAGCAAATGACAGCTCGTGAACGTGAGATTCTTCATCAGAAGTTCATGGAGAAGCACGGAGATTATAACGATCTCATCAAAGAGGCGGAGTTTGCAGAGTTTGTTAAAGAGTCTAAGTATCGTCAAGAGTTAGCTGTTAAAGCTGACGCTTTCGACTACGAAGCCGCTGACGAACTATTTAATCTGTACAAAACGGTACGTCAAGCTAGGGGAGTTAACGAATCTACCAAGAACACTGAGCAAGAGCGTAAGAAAGCGACTCTTGAAAGTGCAGGTAATCGTAACAAGGGAACCAAAAAAGTCTACAGACGCGCTGACCTTATCAAAATGAAAATGACAGACCCTGATCGGTACAATGCTATGCAAGATGATATTATGCTAGCGTACCAAGAGGGGAGAGTAAAATAATCCCTTGTAGGAGGTATATATCATGGCTTTAGGTACTAATCACGTCACTAAGACAACTGCGGACAAGTTCGTCCCAGAGGTCTGGAGTGATGAAATCATTGCGGCGTATAAGTCGAACCTCGTTCTGGCAAACCTTGTCAAGAACATGAACCATCAGGGCAAGAAAGGCGATGTGATCCACATCCCAGCCCCGATCCGTGGTGACGCTTCTCAGAAAGCGGCTGAAACTCAGGTTACTCTGATTGCAGCCACCGAAGGTGAAGTGCTCATCAACATCGACCAGCACTGGGAGTACAGCCGTCTGATCGAAGACATCGTTAGCGTTCAGGCTCTTAACTCTCTGCGTCAGTTCTACACTGATGACGCTGGTTTTGCTCTGGCGAAACGCGCTGATACGTCTTTGAGTGGTCTGTTCGCAGGCTTCCAAGGCGGTACGGCTTACAGCGGTGCTGTGGCTGGTGATGACGGTGTTACTGGTTGGGATCCGACCGCTGATGGCGATTCTGGTAACGGCGCAGCTCTGGCTGANCCCGGTATTCGTCGCATGATCCAGACTCTGGACGATGCTGACGTTCCGATGTCTCAGCGTTATCTGGTTATCCCGCCCGTTGAGAAGCGTAACCTGCTGGGTATTGATCGCTTCACGGAGCAGGCCTTTGTGGGTGAAGTTGCTGGCGCTAACAGCATCCGTAACGGTCGCGTGGGTAACGTGTACGGCGTGGAAGTCTACGTTTCTACCAACCTCCCGGTTGTGGAATCTGAAGACGAAACGAAGTATCGTGCCGCTGCGATGTTCCACGAGTCTGCGATGGTGCTGGCTACCCAGCTTGCTCCTCGTGTGCAGACCCAGTACAAGCAGGAGTACCTTGGTGATCTGATGACCGCTGACATGCTGTTCGGTGTTGCTGAACTGCGTGACGATGCGGCTATCGTTGCTGTCGTACCTGCTTGATTGTAGAAGTAAGGTTGGGGGAGCTGGCCTCCCCCTTCNCCTTATTATAGTTTACTAGGGACTAACAGATGGCAACTTTTCTCTCNGCAGTTAACTCAGTTTTACGGCGTCTTCGTGAGCGTGAAGTATCAAGTGTTAACGACAACACTTATGCTCGCCTTATCGGTACGCTTATTAACGACTCTAAGAGAGAAGTAGAAGACGCCCATAACTGGTCCCACCTTAAGAACACTATCCAGTTGACAACCGATATCGGAGAGCTGCGCTACTCCCTTACAGGATCAACTCGACGCTTTAGACTAATCCAAGATAACATGGGTCGCAACGCTGTATTTAACGATACAGACGATATCTATCTGCGTAAATCTCCCAGCACTCGTTGGATGTCTAAGCAACTTAACTCTAACAATGTTCGTTCTGGTACGCCAGAGTGGTTTGAGTTTAACGGGTTTACAGAAGATGGCGATGTTATTGTAGATCTGTATCCTATTCCAGATAAGGTCCAGACTGTCAACTTTGACCTTATTATCCCTCAAGAAGACTTTCGTGTAAACGGCTCTGACGACAGTGCAGTCATTAAAGTTCCGCCTAATCCGGTAATTCTGTGTGCTTGGTCTAAAGCTATCTACGAAAGAGGCGAAGACGCAGGGTATTTGTCAGACCTAGCTTACAGAGACTATCAGAACGCTTTAGCTGACGCTATCTCTTGGGACTTACAGAACACTTCGGATAAGATTGATTGGGAAGTAGTATAAATGGCAAAGATTTTATCGCCTTTGTCAGTTGTCGCTCCCGGAGCGTTAGGGCTTAACACCAAATCAGCGGGTCTAGACATTGGCCCTCAGTGGTGCACTAACATCCGTAACGGAGTTGTGTCTGATCAAGGAACGCTAGCAGCTAGAAAAGGGTGGATTCCGTTTAACGGAAATGACCCTATCTCTGGCGAACCTGATATCAACGTTATTCACGAGTACATAGATAACTCTAACAACTCTCGTATTATCTATGTAGCAGATAAGACTATCTACGAAGGTTTAACAACGCCTACAGACGTTACAGGGACTATCACTACCCCTACAGCAGATAACTGGAAGTTCGTTAACTTTAACGGTAAGGTTATCGGTGTACAAGCAGATCACAAGCCTATCGTTAAAGTAGACGGCGGGGACTTTGAAGACATATCTTTTGACGCTACGCTTCCCGATCCTGTAGAAGCGTTAGCAGCTTGGGGTAGAGTGTGGTATGTAGCTTCAGATCGACAGACTATCTATTGGTCAGATCTTCTTATTGAAAATAAGCTCACAGGAGGCTCCTCAGGCCTTCTTAACATGTACACAGTATGGGCTAACGGTACAGATGAGATCGTCGCTCTAAGAGAGTTTAACAACGCCCTAGTCATATTCGGTAAGAAACAGATCGTAATCTACACGGGGGCAGAAGACCCTATCAACGATTTAGCCCTAGTAGACATTATTGATAACCTAGGGTGCATGGCTAGAGACTCTGTACAGAACGTAGGTAACGATGTACTGTTCTTAAGCGACGAAGGTATCTTTTCTCTAGCCAGAAACATTCAAGCTAGCGGTAACGTAAAATCTCTTCCCTTAGCTAACTTAGCAGACAACGCATCTCAGTTCCTAGCTCTGTTTTCTTTAGGTGAAAACACANACTTAATTAAATCAGCGTACAAGGCAGACGAAGGCTTCTACCTGATTATTTTCCCTACCTCTAAGGTAGCTTTTTATCTTAACCTTAAGTACCAGACTCCAGACAATAAGGCTAGAGTGTTTGTATGGTACGACATGGAGCCTTCTGCCATTGCCAGCACTAGGGACGATCTTCTTCTTGTAGGA